GTCCGCTCTCTCTTTTTTACCTATCGGCACGAATCCACCACCTCGTAGATCCATTTCTTTACCGCCAAGATCCATTATACCACCATCTTTCATTTTTACAACACCACCATCTTTTAACCCTAGATTAGATAGTACAGAATCTATAACCTCTTGTGAGTGTCTTCCCGCTGTCATCGCTGCAATAATCGCTGTTCTTCTAGCATCGTCAGAAGCTGTCTGTGCCTCTCCTGTCTCAGCTTCGTAAGCTGCTAATTCATCCTCATAGTCTTTCAAAGCTTTTCTAGCTGTAGCCATAGCAAGGTCTGTTGTACCTTGACCAAATGGGACTGCTGCTGCTGCAAATGTTGCTTTGTCTAGCCCTGCAGGAATACCACCTGGACTTAATATGTCTCTTGTTTTACCAGCTGCTTCTGCCAATGAAGTTAAACCTTCTCCAACAAAAGATGTTCCAGGGTTTATAACCGCCTGTCCTGGATTTATTCCTTCTGAAACAAAAAATCCTGCATCTGCTCCTGTAGCTGCAGGTGAACCAAATCTTTGTGCAATAGCTGATTTTGCAGTAGGTGCTGATAATGCACCTGTGCCTGCTGCTAACAATGCAGACAATCCAGAAAAATCTCCTTCGCTACCTTCTTGTGCTAATTGAGATAATAAATTAGCACCTCCTGATAGAGCAGCTCTTCCAGCCATTGAACCAAATATTCCTGCGGTTGGAGCTAAAAAAGGCACTGCTGCAGCTGCAAAGGGTAGGAAAGGTTTAACCTCTCTAGGTATAACCTTACCTAAAAACTTTGAGACTGGCTTTGTAATCTTTTTAACTGCTCCTTTAAATTTCTTTAATAATCCCATGATCTACTAATTTACTTGTTTTTCTCCTAATAATCAATCGCTGATATTAAAGCCAGCGCCTATCTTTATCTCTTCTACAGTCACATTTACGTCTCTTCTTATATGCTCTGATTTGGTATCTGTGCTTGGATTTTGCACATCTGCCATAGCTTCTGCATCAGACATATACTCTTGACCTGTAACTGTATTAGTTAATGTAACCTCTGTTTTAGGTGTAATTACTGGCACTCTTTTACCATTAATTGTCTCATACCTAACTGAGGCTTCTGTTTCTATAAACGGCATTATCTATCCTCCCTGTTAATTTCTAGTATGGATGCAATAACATCCACATTACCACTAGTTGCTTGTACCTTCAATATCTCACTTTCTAACATAATTAAAGGCTCACTTAATACTTGTTCTTTTTGACCTGATGTTAAACTAACGTCATTGTCAATTACAAAAGCTGTGCCCGCTGCGTTAGTTAATGTTACTTTAACCACCGCTGATCCTGCTGCGTCTTCTACAACCAAAAGAGATTTAACAATAGCTCTTGAGTTAGATGGCACAGTATATAAAGTTGTAACATCTGTAGTTGTTAAACTTACTTTATCGTTTTTATATATATTTGCCATTATCCTAATCCTAACCAAGTAAATCGTTCTTGGTCCTCTTTTAATTGTGTTAAGTATGTAGAATTTAATTGTTCTATAATTGTAGACAACGCTCTGTTAATTTGTCTTTGATTATCTTCACTATATTCTTTTTTAGGTTCCGGTAATCTTACTACTACTTTTGCCATTATCCTCTTCTTCCATCAGGTTGTAAATCTACTTGAAACGTACCAAACCTCCACGACTCACCTACACCAGTATTTTCTATTTTTATATTTGCATATCGACCTCTTGCACGAGTATCAACTTTAGTCGTGCTAGATGTAATTGTAAAAGGACTCAATGATGTTTGAGTATCACTATCTGCAGGAAAATCTTTTATGGATAAAGTAATTTGGTTGTTACCAGTTAACACTTTAAAGTTTGGTAAAAATCTTCTCATGGCTAGAAATATTTCACTCTGATCTTTTTGCAAAGAAAAACTAAATGATTTAATAAAAGATGTTAAAGCAGTTACACTACCATCTGGATTTACTTGATCAGTTCCTATCTCATGTTCAAAAAATACAGTTTGACCTAAACCTGTTTCACCAATAATTGATGGGAATGTTCCTGTGTTAGAACTATTGTAAGCTGTAGCATATGGTTTAGGATATACTAGTGAATCAATCCAACTTGTTCTAATTGAATTTGTGTTTGTCCCTGTGTACCAATTACCCATAGGTAATTTTGCATTGTCTTGACCATAATTATAAACTACGTATCTATCATTAAAATCTGAACTTTGAGTTGGATACCACCAGATTACTTCTGTAAATAGATTGTTAATACCAGCGTTTATTTGTTGGCCTTTTGTAGTATTACAATCATCATAAACAAAATCCTCAACACTACATGGTAAAGTATTAACTGTACCATCAAAAGAAAAGAATCCATTATTACCCATCCAGTATGCAACACCATCAATTTCTATCGCTGCATTTTTACCAATTAATCCACAGTTTGTACCAACTTGTTCAAAACCAAATGTAAAAGGAGCTCCGACAAATTTCATAGTATACAACGCATTGTCAGTCCAAATTAGAATATTTTCTTTTGCAACTAGACCACCCATAATTTTTGTGCCATCTTGTAGTCTTTGTGTGCCTGCCGTGTTAGTTGCTTGTGGTGTATATTTATTTATACTTTCATCTTCGGAAAATCTTATAAACATATCGTCTTGTGTATCAGGACTTCCAATAGTTGTTTCTGTTCCAAGATGAATTAAGTGTCTTGTTGTTGGTGATATAAGTGTAACTCTAGTAGCTGTAGGATTACCACTATCAGTTGCTGCATCTATTCTTGTTTCAAAACCAGATGTTAACATAGATGCTCTTGTTGTGAGTCTAGCTGTAATACCAGCGTTCCATGTAAATGTTTTACCATTTGCAATAGTTGCAACTAATACTTCACCAAAATTACTTAATGACCAAAGTCCTGGTTCTAGTGTTACTGATGATGCTTCAACTGCACTACCAAATCCTGAAAAGTTTGTAGCGTTAGTAACCACAGCGCCATCGCTGTGAGCCTGTCCATTTGATGTGCCAAAGGTTGCTGTTCCGGCTGCACCTCTGGTTATACCTGTCAATTCAACTCCTGCAACTCCAGTGTATGTTATTAATTCATTACCAACTGCTATTGTTCCTGCTGTTGGAAAACCTGTTGTAGATGTTAATCTGATCTGTGTTGCTGACCCATTATTACCAGCTGTGTCCGCGGCCAACGCTCCGTCTAAATCATTCTGTAAAGCACCAGTAATTGTACCACCATAGTTTCCAATACCAAAACCATAACCATAAGTTTGTGCTGCAGGACCAACAGGTTGATAAACTTTAACAGTCATACTACCACCTGTTGATATAACTGCGGATGCTTGATTTAAAGAGTTAATTGTAAATGTTGTAGGAGTTGGAACAGTTAATACTTGAAATAATTTATCTTCAAAATCACTTGCATTTAATCCTGTGCCACTTGGTAAAGTAACTGATGATAGTTCTATAATATCTCCTACAGATAAATCATGATCTGTGCTTGTTGTAATTGTACAAGTTTTAACTGATGTGCTATTTGTTGCTAATGTTGAACTAGTAAAACTATCTGCAACTCCTGCATTATTACATCTGAAAGGTGTGATATCAAAAAGCTGACCTTCAAAATATAATAATAAAAATTTATCTGTACCAAGTGCAACATATCTATTACCCTCAGTGTCTACAAAAGCATGTTGTTTTCTGGCAACACCAACAATAGAATCATTAAGTAATGATTGCCAGCCACCTACTTTTTCGGGTAGGCCATATCTAAATCTAACATTATCAGAATCAACCCAACGACCCTCTGCTCCAACAGCAGTGTCTTGTTTGTCAATACCAGGAGCAAACTTAATTTTAGTAAGCATGCTTTACTCCTATGATGTACTATTAGATTTTATTTGCCAGCCTTTTGTGGCAGTTGTAAAGATTAGTGTTACACATTGATTGTTTGTAGTTAAATCTAAATCAGAGGTACCACCTTGAATGTTTGATCCGTTTCTTGCAACTACACATTTATTGGTTCCAAAACCATTAGATGCAGATACATCCATAATAGTTACTTCATCACCTTGAGCAGGTGATGCAGGAAGTGTAATCGTTACAATGTTAGCAACAGTATCAACTCCGATTTGATCTCCAGCAACTGCTGTGTATGCTGTTTTACTAGCTGCAGTTACTTCAGTAAATCCTTTTTCCATCATAGCTAAAGTTGTAGCTGGAACACTACCTCTAGAATAAACTAAAACTTTTGCACCCTCTGGAAGGGGCACTTGTGTAGATGCGCTTTGACCTGTTGTTAATAAAGTTACAGT